GCCGTTCCTTCCTGATGTGGCGAAGCCGCCACCCCTCGATATTGGGGGGTGGCGGCCCGACCTGACTACCGGTGGGTAGTCTATCTCATCGGAGGCTTATCCGCCCGCGTAGATCGCCGCGCCGAGTTCGCCGCGCAGGAGCGCCTGACCGTAGAGGACGTCGATACGCGAGATGAGCTGACCACTCATCACGTCGAACGCACGCACGAACGACATCGACATGCCGAGCTGCTTGTCAGACAGGCGCCCCGCCATGTCCACACCACGCGGCAGCGGGAGATCCGCCGTCACGAGCGTCATCACGTCACGGTGGAAGGCCGCGCACGTCGGCGAGATGGTGTTCGCCGCGCCCACGACGGTCAACGCCGCGTTGTCAGCCGGCAGGGCACTGACCGTCTGATACTGGCCGGACGCAACCAGTGGCGGGTTGAAGTGGATCGTGGCGTTGCCCGCTCCGTCTGATTCGACCGGTGCCGTCACGGCGAACTCCTGCAGCGACCCGTTCGAAATCCGGCTCTGCTGGTTCACCATGTACACGCCGGCCAGCGTGAACCGGTCGCCGACACCGAGACGCGCCGCTGCCGCCGCCGTCCACCCATCGGTGATGAGCGAGGAGCCGGACTGGTCGGCACCATTGACGAGGGGTGTACCACCCTGCGGACCCACGACCTGCGTCGGCAGGTTCTGGTCCATGTACCACGCGAAACCAGCCGCACGGCCCATCTTGCCTTCGATGTACTGTTCGGCAATCGCGGTGGACTGCTGAAACAGCCCCTTCAGGGCGTTGACGATGTACGCCTGCGCCAGCGGGGTCAGGATGAGGTGACGCTCACCATCCTGCGGCGCGGAGTTGTTGTCGAGCGACACACCGGCCAACAGGTACGTCAACAGGTCGGTCGGGGTCGTGCCGGGCGTGCCGACGCTGTTCCAGAACTGCTGAATGAGCGCCGCCGTGTCCGCATCCATCCGGTTCGCGATGTTCGCGACGCACGGCTTGAGCAGCCGATCGCCGAAGTCGTCGATCTTCAGAAGCAGGTCAGCCTGGGAGATTTCGAGGTCCACGCCCGCCTGCGTCGTCAGCGGCACGGGCACCGACGTTTCCGTGATGGGCTCGATGATGGCGCCCTGTCCCACGCGTCCAATCACCCGAATCGGCTTGCGGGCGTTGACGATCTGCCCGATCTTCGCGCCCTCGACGCCGAACTTGTCATCGAACTGCCGATTGATGCACTTGACGATCGTGAGGTTGTTCTCCAGCACGCGCATCGTCTCGCGCGTGATGAGCGTGGACGTGAGGAGGACATCGTCGGCCACCATCAGACCCGACGCCATGCCCGCATGGGCCAGGCGCGCGAACGCGTACCCGACGACCAACGCAATCGCCCACGACACGCTTGCGTGCAGGACGGTTTCCCCTTCGTAACGCGGCAGGCGGCGCAGGGCCGCGACCACGGAGGCTGTGACTCGATCAAACATTGCTGACTCCTTAGGACGGTCGTCGCCGACCACTGAGAACGTCCATCGCGTCTCGCCGCCTGTTGTATTCGGCCAGCGACAGGCTTGGATCGTCCAAACTGAGTTCACCGTGCGCGGCCGGTGCGTCGCCAAGGCTGGTGCCCTGCGGCAGCGGCGCGCGTGAGATTCGACCGGTCGGACGCTGCGCGGTGGTCGGCTGCTGGCTGTGAGGCTGGCGCTTGAGATGAGCCGTCACACGGCCCTCAAGGATGCCCAGCTCTGCGAGCGCGCGACTCCGAGGCAGTTGGTTCAAGCGGTCCACTTCGTCCGGATTGGTCACCAGGTGATAGATCACCTCGCCCCCCTCCGGGGATTGCATCAGGGCCTCTTTCAACTCCGCAGGCAGGTCCAGCCCCTGCTCGGTTGCCTGCGCCATCGCAGTGTCGTAGTCCTCGTGACGGCCGCGTGCGCGCACCACCGATTGCTCGTAGGTTTTCGCGACCGCAGCGAAGTCACGGCTGGCCTGCTCGAGTGCGATGGTCTCTCGACGGGCCACGTCCTCGCGGACGTAATCAATCCGGGCGCCAAGACGCGCCTTCTGTTCAATCCACTTGTCGCGGGCTTCTTCGAACTCGTCAAAGTCCCCGTAATCGCCCTGTTTCGGCTTCGGGCCAAGATCCTCCAGCGCCTTGAGGACCACCGACATCTCCGGGTGCGTATCCGGGATGGACTCGGCCTTGACGGGCTCAACGGTCGGCACCGTGATCGTGGCTCGCTCGGCCACGTGTGGCGCTGCTGTCGCCGACTTCATGGACTCGGCGAGCTGCGCCTTCAGGCGCTCATTCTCTTCCGCAAGCGCACGTTGCTTCGCGCTGGCCTGCTTCCGGGCGGCGGCGGCGGCTCCGTTGACGCTTTTTCGGGTGTGACGCTTGGGCGCCTCGGCCTCGACAGTCGTGCTCGCGTCGTCGTCAGACTCGAGGTCCGCCGCGCCAACCGCTGGCTCCGAGATCGTCTCGCCTGAGGCGTCCGCCTCATCGGACTCCTGCGCTGGCACCTCGCCTTCTGGCGCGGCCTCGCGCAGCGAGACACCGAGGCCCTCCGCCATTTCTTCGGCGGAGTCCGTCGTGGATTCCATGACGAGATCGTCTGTGGTGGATGCGGCCATTGTGTTGTCTCGCTACCTTCTGCGCCCCTTCCGGGCGCGAACCTCCGTGGTGCGACCACGGGCCTGTAAGCGAAACTGGGCTCCAGTGCGACCAGAGCCCAGTGCGAACCAGACTCCTTACGCGATCGTGATGTTCCGTGACGTCAGCACGCGCCATGCGCCGTTGGTCGCGAAGATCACCAACTGGTCGCCGATGGCGCCGCCGAAGGTCGCCACGTCGCTCGAGGTCGTCGTGCCGAAGAATCCGGCTGTGTAGGTGACCGTATGGGCCTGCGCGGTAGACGCCTGCAGCACCATCACCATGCCATCCTGGTACTTCGACGGGGCCGCCAGCGTCATCGCCAGCGCGCCACCAGACCCAATGAACTGCACGCCGGGCTGCACCGTAATCGCGCCAGCCGTGGCGTACGTCCATCCCGTATACCGCGTCGGATTGGCGGCCGGCAGTCCATTGCGCGTGATCTGCGCCCAGGTTGAGGCCGCCGAGCCCGTCAGCGTGGACACCGCCGCGCACTGGTAAATGCTCACCGAGGGGCCGATGACAATGAACGGGGAGGCCGGCGTCGCGGTCGAGACGCACGCGCCCGAGGGCTCATTGCTCGTGAACTGAAAGAGGTTGGAGGCCCCCAGAAACACCGGAGCACCGCTCGCGTGGGCGGCGGCATTCGTGCCGGACTGACCACGGACGACATTCCATCGGGTCGCTTGAGGCGTCTGTGACTGGATGGTCATGTACTCGCCATCCACCACCAACCCCTGACCGATTGCCACGTTGCTGCCCGACGCCAGGGTGATGACCGTGGCCGGCTGTCCCTGTGCAGGCGCCGCGAGTGCCGCTCCGAGTGTCGTGCTGTACAGTGCCGTCTGGGCGAACACCGCAATCTGCTGTCCCATTGTGACGACCGCAACCAGGGCGAGCGCCAGGGCGATCAGGGCCTTCCGAATCATTCGCATCTTCATATCTCCTTCACACAGACCGTAATCGCCCGACAAGGGGCGTGACGAGTGACAGTGTCGTGTCGCGGGCGGATTTCCTGTCAAGACGGCTGAGGCGCGCCGGCAGGCGGTGGACCAGCGGCTTGCTGCTGTTGTTCGCTGAGGGACGCATCGGCATCGCGCTTTGCGCCGATCTGCTGCACGGCCGCCGCGTGCTGCTGTGCCGCCTGTACCGTTTGGTGATCCTGCTGCATGTCCAGCACCGTCTCGGCGTGGATCTGGTCCACCAGTTGCGCGAAGCGCGTGGCCTCCGCCTGGAAGGCCGCGATGCTTTGCTGGGACCCGATCTTGGCCTGCGCGGTCGCGAGCTGCGCGTTGGCCGCAATCATCGCCACTTCGCGCTTCACGTCGGACTCGATCGTCTTCTGCTCGATGACCTTCGCCATCTCTCCGATGGCGCGCTGGCCCACCTCGACCAGCTTCTTGAGTTGTTCGTTCTCGCCCTGCAGGAGGACGGCGCGGCCCTCCGGGTCTGACTGGTCCTGGAACTGTGGCGGCAAGGACATCTTGGCGCGCTTCGCCAGTTGCTGGGCGGCTTCGTTGTCGCTCTGCTCGAGGACGAGGTCTGCGCCGATACCCGCCAGGCCCGGAAGGACCTTGAAGAGGTCGAGCAGCCATGCCTGTGTGGCCTGCTTCTCGTTCTGGTAGCTCGGACCCGTGCTGACGGTGCAGTCGAAGTGCCCAACGCCCATGTCGTACATGTCCGACACGTCTGGGAACTCGCCCTCGGCCGGCTTGTTCTCATCGCCCGTGTAGATCACAGCGGGCTGCTGCTTCCCGTCCGGCTGCACCAGGTGCAAGAGGCGAGGGGTGTCGTAGACCACCGGGATCCACTTCAGGAGCGTTCGCCCGATGGCGCGCTTGGTGCGCTGGAGGTTGTCGAGGAAGTTGCTGTTCGCCATCGACCCTTGCTGTTGCAGGAGTTCGCGCGCCTTACCGGACTCCGAGTGCCCGCCACGCTGTCCGAGGCTCGGTTCAAACAGCCCCATGACCGACATCAGGTCCTGGTTGGACTCCGACAAGCCGGCCACCATCGCGCCAATCGCCGGATCGACCGCACTGCGCTGCGGCGCCGGCACCAACTGATCCCCGTTCGCGATCGGATCGTAGTACAGCACCGCTTTCGGCACGCGGTTCGCCTCGCGCCAATCGTCCATGTACCGTTCGATTTGCCCCTTGGCCGCGATCCAGGGGGCCTTGGGCGCCAGCGCGACGGCTTCTGCGATGCTCGACGACCAGAAGTTGTACATCTGCTGGGGGTCACGCGCGTCACGGACCATGCCCCGGTAGTCCACCTCTCCATCAAGGTCACGCTCGTCGCCAATGACCGGGAATAGGGGGATACGGTCGCCGGGGACCTCACGCCCATCCGTGCGATCCTCGTTGCCCTCGAGGATGTCTACGGAGTTATGCAGACACCATTTCACAATGCGCTTCTTCACCGACCTTGACTTGACGACGGTCGGCTCTGGCTCGCCGGGGTGCCCGAAGGTGAAGGCCGCGATGTAGTCGTCCCACTCCTCGGCCCACAGGGACTTCCCATTCGACAGACCGAGCAGTTCGCGCTCCTCAATCTCAATCCAGAAGTATTCCGCGAGGAAGACTTTGCCCATCGGCGCCCAGTCGTCCATGCGCTCCGACCCGACACCCGTGAACTCGAGAATGCTTTCGTAGGGCGAGATCGCGCCCCACCGCTCGTTGTAGTAGTCCTTGGTGACGACGCCGACCACGTGCATCCACCAGCAATCAGAGAAGTCCGCCTCCTGCGTGGAGGGATCCCAATACACGGACAACGGATTGCGCACGCGACGGAGGCGGCAGACCTGGTCGAACCCCTCCTCGTCTTCGCCCCACTCCGCCCGGAGACGCACGAAGCCGAGGCCGCTCACGAGCTGATGTTGGCTCGCCGTGTCGTAGGCAACGTCCGCATCGCTCTCGACCTCGATGCCTCGGATCACGGCTTGGAACGCGTTCGCCAACTTGGTACTGGCGCCCTTGTCGCGCGCATTCACGACGATACTCGACCGGTTCATGCGGTTTTGGTTCGAGACCTGCCGGATGAACTGAGGGAGGCGATTGATGGTCAGGACCGGGCGCTGTTCGTCTTCGCGGAACTGTCGGTCTTCCGCGCGCCACTGGTCGCCGTATTCCATGCGCTGATCGGCGCGCATGTTCTGGCGCAACTTGAACGAGGCGGCATCGGCGGTCTTCCAGCGGCGCCGAGACTGCGCGATCAGGTTGCGCACCTTCGCCCGCGCGGCGTCCTGCTCGGTTCCCGGCTCGGCCGACAGAAACCGGCGCGGCGTCCCTATCGCGAACGCGTCATCCGGAGGGGCTTCGGCCGGCAGCTCGATCGTCGTCCGCCGCTTCCGGTCCGTCGAGACGATCTTCATCGACCAAACATCCCGCCGAACATGCCGCGACCCACAGCGCCGAGTCCGCCGATGCCCTTGGCCGCACCTGTGCGCATGGCCGACCCAATCCCGGACGGAGACACGCCTGGTATCCCGCCCGCCACGCCCGCGATGGGGTTCCTCGAGACGGCGCCCACCTTGCCCGACACGGCGTCTGCCATCGACTGTTGCGGCGCGCCCATGCCGTGCTGCTGCTTGAGGTAATCGAAGAATTGCGCCATCTGACCCGTGCCGGCCTGGTCACCCTGCGACCACGTCGCCGCCCCATCGGCACCGGGCTCGATCGTCAGCGGTCCGTTCCACCGACCGCCGTTCTTCCAGTCGCGGCCCCATCCATCATTGGCTGTGGTGCGACCGCCGCCCAGATCAATCGGTGCGATATCGCCAGGACCGGCTCCCGGCTGACCCTGTGGTTGCGGCGAGGCCTGCGCTTGTTCTCCGGGCGTGGGCGTGTACTGGTCCGGACCGTCGTCGTTCGGATCCCAGTACCCACCAGTCGGACCCATCTTCCAACGTCCGGGCATGTGCGCCTACTCCTCGTCCTGTCCGTAGTTGAACGTCTTCCGAAGGTGATCGTGGACATCGTCGGGCGAGCCGAACGTGTGAACTTCAGCCTTCGGGGTGCCCCCGTATTCGGGGTGATAGTGATGCTTCGCGATGAACCCGCCATTCTCTGAGCGGTCCACCACCACACGCTTGAGGCGCTTTCTGGGCTCGGGCCGCGCTTTCGGCGCTGCGTCTTTCGGCGCACTGACCCGTGTCGTCCCTTGAGACGTCTTCTCCGCGAGCCCTCGCATCATCGCGCGTGCCCGACCCACACCGGACTCCACAACGGCACCGGCTTTCTCGAGCACGGTGCCAATCTGGGCCATAGGGTCAGATAGCCCAACCTGTTTCACGGCGTCCTTGATGTCGTCGGCGGGTCCGGGCATGTGTGGGGCCTCGTTACGAGACGTTCTTGCCCTTGGCGGTGTCGATGCGTCCGCCAGACGCCTTGCCCAACGCTTTCACGTCAGCACTGCCGCCCTGGTAGGTCGCCTTGCTCTTCGGGGTGTCCTGCTTGAACGCCATCGACCCGCCCGTGTTGGCTGTCGTGGGTCCGCCCTGACGCAATCCGCTGATTGCGCCGCCTGTCTGATGTGCCATCTTGCCCATTGGTGAGTGTCCTCCGCGACACAGTGTCGTGTCGCGGGCGGACCGTGAGCAAGCTACTCGGGTCTACGTGCCGTCGAACACCACGTCATACGCCACTCCGTCAACGATGATCGTCCTCGCCTCCCTTGGCGCATACGACACGCGTTCCGGCTCGGCCTCGACCTCTCGACGCTTGGCCCGACTGGGCCGCACGTAGCCGGCGTCGCGTCCGCACTTCCGGCAATACCCGCCGCAGCCCCCTTGCATGGCGCGACCACACCGCATCCGACACGGGCTAGACCCCATCGCCCACCCTCCGAATCCTGCTATTCGTGATGACCTGACGCACGCGAAACGGGATCGCGGCATTCGTTGACGACAGATGCTCGAGGAAACTGGCGACCTCGAACGGCTCGAATCGCCGGACCGCCACCTGGTTCTCCATCACCGGACGCCAGCCGTCGTCTCCGTGAACCGTCGTCGGTGTCTGAATGTCGATCTCGTAGAAGAGTGCCATCGCGCCAACTCCCTATCCTCGTTGGGTCGGGCCCAAGAAGTGTGAAACGGTTTTTCCCCAACCGAGCCCCTGTACTCCTTGAACCCGACCAACCCCTCAGAACCGCCAGTCCTTGCGCTTCCGCATACGTGCGCCGGACGCGGCCATCATCTGCATGTTGTGTTCAAAGACCTCCCACGACAGCTCCAGCTCCTTATCAGTCAGTCCCGACGCAAGGCTGTCCGCCCGCATGGTTTCCTTCAGGAGGAGGACGAACCCCTTCCGCTGGAGCAGGTAGACGTCGTAGAGGAGCACAGCATTCGAGTCGCGCAGGCGCTTGAAGAGGAAGGCACCCACAGCACGCGCCCGCAGATTGCGCGGTAGGACCGCGTCGATATCGGTGGCGATACGGGTGTCCCGCTCCTGCTCCTTCTCGCCGCCCATCAGGTGCGCGGCGGTCAACGCCGGGAAGTCTGCCGGGTTGTCGCTCAAGGCCCCCTTGACGCGCTCGATGACGGTCAGGACCTGGTTGCCGTCGTCGGTTCGGGTGATCTGCTGGTCGCTCACACGTGTTCTCCTCAGTGAATCCGGTTGAATCGTAGCTGAGTCTTGGTCCGCAACGGTGGCAACACATCGGGCTGCCACGACAGCAGCACCTGTCGCCAGATCGCATCGGTGCAGAACGCCTCAACGCTCGCCGACGCCTTGCACCGGTCGCAGAGGCGGAGGCTGAGCGGAGCCCATGACACCGTACCATCCGGGCTGAGCATCTCAAGGCTTGGCTCCCACACACCAGGCTGTCCACTGGTGCAGTCGGGTGTGGTGCAGACAGCCGCGCGCCTGAACTTGAGGAGTGGCCCCACGACGCGTTCCAGCTCCTCACGCTGCTCGGGCGTTGCCTGGCCCAATATCTCCATCCAGTGCGCCTCGTCTTGGACGCCGTTCGCCAGCGCCTGCAGCGCCTCTCGCTGCAACTCCCGGTCGGACGGCGCGTCACGCTTCAGATCGATATCCATCAGAGTAGCCCTCCGAGCCACCAGCCGAAGAGGAATCCGGCGACCGCGACCCCCGTGATCGCCAACCCACACCCGATCCCCCTCACGCGACGGTCCTCGCGATATCCGATAACTCCTGCCCGACTTCCTCGGCGCGGGCCTTGAGCTTGGCGAACAGGACATCGTCGTCGCCGCACACCGCGCGAATCGCTTCATCGGTCAACCCGAGCCGGCGCATCACCACCGAGGGTGTCAGGCCCCCCAGCTCTCGGGCGATGTTCGCCGCTTCGACGCGGGATACGGCGTCCTGCGCCTCTCGCAACTCTGCCACCTGACGCATATCCTCGCTCGTGGGCATTGGCAGCACCGGCTTGCCGGTCTCGAGGGTGACGTCATGTCGGCGCCCGGCGTCCAGCGTCATCTCGAGGTCCCAGTTGATATCTACCGCTCCGGGATTCGCCAACACCCAGGCCGCCACCTCATTCGCATGACCCACCAACTCGGGCGGCACCTCGTGTCCCGGACGGACACACATGAAGCGCGGTCGGTACTCGCCCGCCTCGAACAGCGCCTTGCGCCGGTCGATCTCCGCGTAATACTCCTGGTCGATCTCCATGTTGTGGGCGGCGATCTCGGCCGTCGCCGGCAATGGCGCTGTGGCGGCGCTGAATCCGTGCTCGCGCTTCCACTTCTCCTCGTCGGTCAACATTTCGTGCTGGCCTACGGGCACTGCCAGTGTGCCAATCGGAGCGGCGGTCGCCCCACGCAAGCGCCACCACGTCTTCAGCCTTGTCACGAGTTTCATTTCCATACCCGTTTTCTCCTCATCTGCTTCTTCAGTTTGTCGATCTGTGGGTCACGCGACTTCGGCTGGTGCGCCGCTTTGTCCCCATTGCTCGCGTGATACCCATGACACTCGTCGCACCAGTAGACGTGGAGGCGGAACCGAGCGTGGTGATTGTGCTCCTTCGCGGCCCGCGCGCTTCCGAACACACGCTTGGTACAGGGCGTCACGGCTCCACCTCCTCATACACCGCCATCATGGCCCCACGGTGGAGCAGCTTGAACACGCGTGGCCGACTCACGGCCGTGGGTCCGCCACGCACAATAGGGACCCGCAACTGTGTGCGCTGCGGCGGGTAGTACAAGCGCTCAGGTGGGGTTTCCGTGGAGTTGAAGATTGCCACTGTGTGCGGCGTCAGAAGCATGTAGTTCATCGCCGCCTCACCTCTCCGGCCGCTGCTTGCCGCACTCGATGATATTCACCACAATCCACGCGATGGTGTGGCACAAGGTCTCGTCATCCTCCTCGTCTGTCTTGACGCCAGCCCAGGCGACGATATGGAGGGCCGCGTGCGTCGCCTCGTGGCAGGCCGTGCCCATCTCACGAGCCGAGACCGGTGGCCTTGGTAGCCAGATGGTCGGCGTGTAGCCATGCCGGACGACACACGCGCCACGGGTCCCCTCCGAGAGCGTCGGCGCATCTGGATACTTCGCGTCGAGAAACCCATTGGTCCGGTCTCGGTCGCCGCCGACAATATCGACAGAGTTATCGAAGACGCCCATCTCCACACGACGAATGCGGAGCCCCTTGCCCTTTCGACGTAGTCGCGCGCTCATCATGACCCCATCCATCCCCGCCGCGATTTCGGCGCCATACGCTCCTGGAACTCGCGAACCGCCCGAGGCTCGATGACCATCTTGTCCCGGCCCGACACGGCCCAATACCGCGTCGCGTCCAATCCGTGATCGTTCTTCTTGACGATGTGGCCCTTCTCGTCTCGGTGATACTTTCGGAACTCGCGGAACCACGGCTCGACCGTGTCGAACACCTTCAAGCGGCCCTCAATCAGCAGGGTCCACACTTCGAGGAGACCCGCCTCGACGCCGTTGTCGGCGATATCCAACTGCAGACCCAAGTCCTTGTAGACCTGTAGGAGTTGAATGCCGTCCTTTTGCCCCCTGCCTCGAGAGGCCGGATCGATCACACCTCGCAGGTAGGCACCGCGCGCCTGGATGCCTCGGGCGTGCGAACTGGGCTCACCCACACTCATGTAGTGCATGTCGTACAGGTAGTAGACGCCCGTCGAGGGATCCTGCGCGAAGAACGGGGCCGCCGTCATGTTCCAGCCGACGTCGAATCCGTACCCCTTCGGCCACGTGCGCGGAATCGCGAACGCCTTGCACTTCACGTCCTCTTCTGGAATCGGGTAGATCGCCCCGACGCCCATGCTAGGCTCGCCCTTCGTGCGGGCCGCCAACTGGTAGGGGAGGTAGCTCGCACGTAAGCGCTTCTTCTCGGCCTCGGACAAGTGGGGCACGTCCTCCCAGCCCGCTTGCACGTAGACCTTGACGTCGGCCGCCGCTTCGGTGGGCTCCACGAACGACATGACCACTTCGGACATGCCTTGGAGTGGGGTGAACGTGATGAGGATATGGCCGGCGCAGTCTACGGTGCGGGTGAGCTGCTCCTGGTAGACGTCCATCGGTGGTTCTTCGTCATCCCAGATCCAGTGTTTCGACTGGCCCTCGAACGACTTACGGCCCTGCTCATACGTCTTGAACCCAATGCGAGAGCGCCCCCCGCTGGAATGCCGGACATACGCCATCTCGATAGAACCCGGCATTCCGTGGGGCTTCCGGGTCGTCTCCACAATGAGATGCTTGGGGACGAACCCATCTGACGTGCCATCGTGGGCGCCGAGCAACTTGTTCTGGACAATGTCGCGCAACGTCTCCGATGTCGTGCCGCACGCCCATGCATCAATGGGGCTCGTGAACCGCTTGCCTGTCCACCACCACGGATAGATCCCCGTCAGGTGGCACGTGGTCTCGAACGCTCCCCAGTCCGACTTGCCGACACGGTTGGCGGCCATGAACAGGCGCTCTTGGTAG